TTACAGCTAGATGTAGAACTATTTCTGCAAGTAGTGTTAATGGTGGTGAACCTGCATACCAAGATAAGGGTTATCAGCAAGTCTCATTATTTGAGAAAAATTACTTTGATTCTCAAAGAATGGTTTCTTCTCAAGTTAATGAGGATGCTTATTTAACTACTCTACCTGGTAATAAATCATTTACAATTCTTACTACTTTATCATCAAAAGATGAAAGATTGAGTCCTGTAATTAACTTGGATCATGTTGGTGCTACATTTGTTAATAATAGAATTAACAAACCAGTTAGTAATTATGCAACTGACTTTAGAGTTAATAGTTTCGTTAATGATCCAGATAGATTCATCTATGTAACTAAGAATATAATTCTTGAAAATCCAGCAACATCATTGCAGGTAATACTTGATGCTTATGTTCCTGATGTTTGTGATTTAAGAGTATTCTATGCTCTCAATCAAGAAGTTTCAGTTAATGAAACAATCTTTACTCCTTTCCCAGGATATAAGAATCTTAATATTAATGGTGAGATTATTACACCAACAGATAGTGATGGAGATGCAAACCAGAAGGTTCCTAAAGTGGATGTATATGTCCCAGAGGCAAGTATAAACCTCTTTAAGGAATATACATATAGTACTGAGGATTTACATCCATTTAAGTCTTATAGAATTAAGATTATTGGAACATCTACTAATGGTGCTGTAGTTCCTCAATTCCAAAGGCTTCGTGCCACTGCTCTTGCATAATTATGGCTTTAATTCCTGTTGAAGATAATCCTGGTCTCTTTAGAGATAGTATCACTGGTAGTATTGTAAATAAAAATACCAGTGACTATGACATCTACGTTAGAAGTAGAAATAAAATGAGAACTAAAGAAGAAAGAATTAATGATCTTGAAGCAAAAGTAGATAATTTGAGTGGTGATATTGGTGATATTAAAACAATGCTCCAAACACTAATAAGTAAGTAACATGGCAAATAACACTATCACCTTTGATCCAGATTCTGGAGTAGCTTACGGTGTTAATCTGAATATTCTTTCTGGAGCAGATTTTAAATCAACTTTTTCTGTTCTTAAACCAGACAAGTCTGCTTATAATTTCACAGGTTATAGTGGATCTTCTCAAATGACCAAATCTGTTGCTATTGGTGCAACTTTAGGAATTTCTACTACTTTTAATGTAGGATTCACTAGTGCAGCAGCAGGAGAATTTCAAATATCTCTTGGATCTACTGATACTAGAAATTTAAAAACTGGTAGACACGTTTATGATATTTTAGTAAGTTCTGGATCTACTATCTACAGAATAGTATCTGGAAATATATTGGTGCAAGGAGGTATCTCTTCAGCTCCATAAATAAGTAAAAGGTATACTCTATATAAATGGCGCAACCAGCTTCTAGACAAGAATTAATTGACTATTCCTTAAGGCAATTAGGTGCTCCTGTTCTGGAGATAAACGTTGCAGAAGAGCAACTACAGGACTTGATGGATGATGCTATTCAATTTTATCAAGAAAGACATTATGATGGAATTACTGAGAATTTTTTAAAATATCAGATAACTTCAGAGGATATAGCAAGAGGAACTGCTAGTGCTGAAGCTGGTGGTGTTGGTGTTTCATCTACAACTGCTTCTACTGATATACCAGGTGTTGGTATTACTACATTTAAATATCATCAAAGTAGTAATTATCTTCAAATTCCTCCTAATGTTATAGGAGTTAAAAAGATTTATAGATTTGATACTTCTAAATCTATGAGCATGACTAATATGTTCAGTTTTAAGTATCAGTTAGTTTTGAATGATTTATATTTCTGGGGAAGGACTGAGTTATTAGGATATACAATGGCTATGAGTTATTTGGAGACTATGAATTATCTCCTTAATACTCATAAGAGAATAAGATTTAATATAAGGCAAGATAGATTATATTTGGATGTTGATTGGAATGAATTATCAGCAGATGAATTTATTATTATAGATTGTTATACTGCATTAAATCCTGATGATTTTACTAAAGTATATAATGATAGATTTGTAAAAGCATATCTTACAGCATTAATTAAAAAGCAATGGGGTCAAAATTTACTTAAGTTCCAAGGTGTAAAATTACCTGGTGGTATTGAACTTAATGGAAGACAAATTTATGATGATGCAATGAGTGATCTTAATGCTATTAAAGATGATATGCAAAGTACTTATGAAATTCCACCTTTCGATATGATTGCTTGAGGTAGAATAACATGGCACTCAATTCTTATTTCTTACAAGGATCTAAAAGCGAACAGAATTTAGTTCAAAGTCTTATCAACGAACAGTTGACGATTTATGGCGTTGAAGTTTATTACATTCCTAGAAGATATATTTCTAAAAATACTGTTATAAGAGAAGTTGTTGAATCACAATTTGATAGTGCATATCCATTAGAAGCATATATTGATAGTTATGAAGGATATGGTGGACAAGGAACTCTTCTTTCTAAGTTTGGAATACAGAATGTAGATGATTTAACTTTGATTATTTCTAGAGAAAGATATGAAACATATATTACTCCACTTATAAAGAATTTACCTAATATTGAATTAACAACTAGACCTAAAGAAGGGGATCTTATTTACTTCCCATTAGGTGATAGGTTATTTGAGATTAAGTACGTTGAGCACGAGCAACCATTCTATCAACTTAAAAAGAATTACGTTTATCAACTTAGATGTGAACTCTTCCGTTATGAGGATGAAGTTGTTGATACAGGGGTTTCTACTATTGATGATGAAGTAGAACAACTAGGATATATTCAGACACTTACTCTAATAGGTGCTGCTGCAACAGCAACTGCTACAGCATCATATGTTTCTAGTGGTGGTGTTACTCAAATCTATATCTCTAATATGGGTAATGGGTATAATAAACAACCATTAATTGGAATATCATCTTCTCCTGATGGTTCTCAAAATGCTGTTGGTGTTGCTTCTATTGCTAATACGTGGATAGACTGTATGACTGGATTGCCTGATAATAAAATATCAGCAATTCATTTATCTAATGCTGGTGCTGGATATACAGAAGCTCCTTGGCTTACTATTCAAGATCCAAAAGGAACTGGTGTAGGTGCAGCAGGAACAATAGGAATTACAACTTATGGTTCTGTAGGAGTTGTTACAGTTACTAGTGGTGGTTCTGGATATACAACTCATCCAACATTTACTGTTAGTATTCCTGGAGGTGCAGTTGGAGTTGGTAGTACTGCTGCTCATGGTATTGGATATATTAACGCTGCTGGTATTGTAACTGTTGCTTATCTAACTAATGCAGGTATTGGATACACTGCTGAACCAACTATTACATTTGCAGCACCAACTGCTTCTGGAGTAGGTATGGCAACAGGTTCCTTTGTCTTTAATGAAACTGTTACAGGTCAGACATCTGGAACAACTGCTAGGGTTAAGGAATGGGATGCAGTTAATAATACATTGGAAATATCAATTGTTGATGGTAACTTTACTAATGGTGAAACAATTATTGGATCTAATTCTGGTGCTAAGTTTGCTGTTAGGAAGACCAATACTGATGATTTAGTATCTGGATTTGCTGAGAATGATGTTATTCAATCTGCTGCAGATGATATTATTGATTTTACAGAAACCAATCCCTTTGGAATGCCTTAATAAATAGAAAGTATAATGGTATAAAATAATGTTTGAGTATTTTTACAACGAGATTTTCAGATCTGTCATTATAGGATTTGGATCTATATTTAATGGAATTGAAGTTAAGAAGTCTAATTCTGTAATTAAAGTTCCATTAGCATATGGACCTACTCAGAAGTTTCTTGCAAGAATGCAGCAAGAGGCAGATCTTAACAAGCCTATTTCTATAACTATGCCAAGAATGTCTTTCGAATTTCTTGGACTTCAGTATGACCCTACAAGAAAATCAACACAAACTCAAACCATTATTAATCAGACTCCAGATGGAGCAAATGTGAAAAAGAACTATCTTCCAGTTCCTTATAATATGAGATTTGAACTATCAATCATGACAAAGTTAAATGATGATATGCTTCAAATAATAGAACAGATTTTACCATATTTTCAACCAGCATATCAGGTTCCTATTAACTTCTTAGGTAATTTAAAAGAGAAGAGAGATGTTCCTATTCAGTTAGATAATATCTCTATGGAAGATGATTATGAAGGAAATTTTGATACAAGAAGAGCATTAATTTATACTTTACAATTTACTGCAAAAACAACACTATTCGGTCCTATATCAGACGTTACTGGAAAGGTTATCAAGAAAACATCTATTGGATATGTTGCTGGTTCCAGCGCACCTGGTGTTTCTGCTGAAAGAGATTTATCTTATACCACAACTGCTAGAGCAACTAAGGATTATACTGATGATGTAAGAACCTTAATTGCTGAGAATGTAGATCTACTTGAAACTGTTATTGAAGTGGATGATGGTACTAAGATTACAGCAGGTAAATATGTCTATATTGGTCAGGAAGAAATGTTAGTTGATTCTGTGACTGGTAATAAGATGACTGTTAAGAGAGCACAAGATAACACAACAGTTCAAAATCACGTTAAAGGAGCACAAGTATTTGGTATTGATTACACTGCTGCTAAAGAAGATAGTGCTCTTATTCAATTCGGTGATGATTTTGGATTTGATGGTAGTATAGAATAAGGAGTGAATTATGCCAGTTAATGATACTAAATTAGATGAAACTTTAAATATTACGCCAACTGAAGTAAGTACTACTCCAGAAGGAGGTTGTGTTAAAAGGCAGGATCAACTTACTGATGTGACTAATGTTGGTATAACTAAACCTGAAAGATTAACTAAAAATGATATTGAAAAGGATTATGACTATACAAGAGGAAATCTTTATAGTATAATAGAAAAGGGTCAAGAGGCAATCAACGGTATTCTTGAATTGGCACAAGATAGTGAAATGCCTAGAGCATATGAAGTTGCTGGTCAGTTAATTAAAAGTGTTTCTGATGCAACTGATAAGTTGATGGATCTTCAGAAAAAAGTTAAAGATGTTAATAAGGAAGAAGAAGCAAAAAGTCCTACTACTGTGAATAATGCTCTTTTTGTTGGTTCTACAGCAGAGTTGCAAAAACTTTTAAAGAATAATACCCCAAATAAATAACATATATGGGAAACTCTGTTTTGATGTATGACGGATAATAAACCTAAAAATAATGAATCTTTAGATAGTTTCTTTAGCTCTATTGGTAGTGAAAAGAAAAAGATAAAGGAAGAAAAGAAAGAGTTGATAGGTGATATCTCTCTTGATGATGTTTTTTCGTCTTTAAAGGAAGAAACTAAAAAAATA